TCTTGTTGTAAGTGTGCCATGCTGGTTCTGTGGGTTAGGCGCTAATGTAAGCTGGTTTGAATATGGGTTAGTTTGGTAGTTATGGTTTGTTGTGTCATGAAAGGTTGTGCTTTGTGTTGTTGTATCTACACCGTTGGTTGCAGTTTGTGTGAGTGTAACTGTAGACTCCACTGGGTTCCACCATCTTATCTGTGCACCAAAGGTAGACGTGAAGCCAGCTTGTAGTTCTTCTAAACTAAGATGATCTTCTGAATCGATTACAGTCTCTGCATACTTGCCGTGTTTACCGGTCAACCAAGTTGACTCGTTAATATCGGAGCTGTCAGGGAACATAGTGCCAACCCAACTACCATCGTCGAAGTCTTGTGAAACCAAGTTGCCTGTAGTTGCAGGGTTGCCAGAGGTTACAGTTGTAATAACTGTCGTATCACCTACATTAGGTGTGTCTTCTAATATTAATTGTGTACTGTTAGCTACCGAGGTTGACAGGATTGCCGTTGCCGTCAGTAATATAAGCTTCCTTCTCATCTAGTCCCTCCAGAATTTGTGCGTCAACTTTTTCCATGTAACGTAGTGTCTTTGTGTACTCCTCGTAGTCTGGTCTTTGTTGATCGTATTTATTCCATTCGTCTAATGCTTCATCACCAATCTTGCCATTAAATGGACATGGTGTGCCGGCATGGGCCATAGCTGAGAAGACTCTGCTGTCTTGACAGAGTATGGATACAGCTGCAACTTTCATGTTAAAATCAAATAATAATTTAGATAGTTTCATTCTCTCACAGTTCATGTCACGCTTTGTAATACCGATGCTGCCACCTATTAATGGCTTTTGTATTCCAAGACCTACTCCAACAGTACAAAGATCTTGAGACATAGCAGAGATACCAGGAGCAGATGCAGAGGGAACCGTTCTAGTATCCCCCGTGTAGCTGTTGTTATTGTTTGTGGTTGAGTTGTTGGTGGTCGTTGATGAAGAAGAACCTGACTGATAGTTTGTTGTTGCTTCACTGTGATAACCTCCTGTAATAGCTGTGTTGGTTGCTGATGATCCCGTTGTAGATTGTGTGTTAGTTGTAGCGCCAGCGCCAGTTACATCTGCTATTGCAAAATTAATTGCAAACGCAAGTATAAATATTGATATGGCTATGGCCCAAGCCAAACTACTCTTCATGTGCTCCCTCTTTAAAACCGTTTTTTAAATTTTTATAAAATTCGTCTAATGGATTGTGTTCACAGTTTTTACAACCGCATCCATCTATTTTACACTCTCCACCATTGCCGCAATGACAACTATGTTCACAGTGTTTGCATCCTAACATTTCCATCTTCGTCTCGCCTGCCTTAATCTAGAATTTGGGTTTCTAGCAGCTTTTGGAAACTTTTTCATTTGTCCTGCACTACGCGCGCAGAAAGATTTTCGTCTCTTCGCTGCTTTGCTTCCAGGTTTTACTTTTCCCGTAACGGCAGTTTTTAATTTTGATCCTGGGTTGTCTCTTCTATACTTTGCAACACCAGCTTTGGTCATGCCTGCACCAGACTTTGTTGACCTAAAATATTTTTTAGTTCTAGGGGGTTGTTTATCCCTTTTTCTTACCATTACGTTCTCCGAGTAAAACTTTAAATTTTTGCACACGGTTGCGTGCGTTGCGCTCAGACTTAGCGTTCTTTTTGTCTAAAGCAGTTTTAACATCTCTACGTGCTTTCATCAACCCTTTTACTAACTTACGTTTATAAGGTGTTTCTTTTAATGGAGATTTTTTATACTTCTTACCCTTTACGGTTATGTGCTTTTCTGATGGCATCTTTGCCTCTCTTGAATATGCTGGCTACTTGGGTCTTGCCCATTACTTTCGCCCTTTGTTCACCCACAGTAAGGATTTGAATTTTCCTAGCAAACGTCTTCGGAACCTTTTTAACCTTCGCGACCGTCCTTCTAGCATCGGCCGGAGTCGCAAACTTAATTCTGACAGTATCTTTTGGATTTTCATCTGTGTATAGTCTCCTCCCTGAACCTTTTGGTTTTTTACCTGTTCCGACTTTTGGATCTTTTGCCATTGCCTATGACGCCTTTCAAAGTTTTCGCTTGTTTAGCATGTAGCTTTGATGCTTTTTTCAAACCTTTTATAACTTTTTTAATTTTTGATTTATTTTTCAACATTAAATCATCCCCTTGTAATATTGACTATAACTAGGGTTTGAAACACTAACTCCACCTAGGTCTGCATCTATCATAGACCCAGTGTATCCACCCATCGCTGCTTTTTTTCTTGTAAATGTTTTTACATTGGTAGGTTTACCACCAACGCCTTGTGCTCTAGCTCTTTTACGAGACACTGCTGAGCGTCTCTCGCCCTCAGTCATTCTATTTGCTTTGGCTCTTGGAACACACTTTGGATATTTTCTCTTGGCATCTTTCTTTTGTTTTGAACGTCCGCACTTTGCAAAGCCTCCACCTTTTTTCTTGGAGCCTATGTCAACCCAATCTTGTTTGAACCATTTATCTAAACCAGTGTGACTAGGCATTTAAACAAACCTAGATACTTTTGCTTTTTCTTTCATGATAGCACCACATCCTCTAGCAACAAAACCTTTGTTTGCAGAGCCCCCTTTGTTTAGGCCCTGTCTTTTTAATCTAGCTGTGGCTTCCATTAAACCACCTTTTGCTTTGTTGCCACGAAAATCTTTTCGTTTTACACCTGAAGGATCTTTTATTTTACCAGCACAAATTTTAGATGCATACGCATTTGCATACGCTGATGGGTACACATCAAACTTTCTTTTTGCTGCTGCTTTACCTCTTGGACAAAGTTTTGTCATTTATTTTTCCTCGCTGTTTGTGCAGCTCTTTTAAAATTAGCTGCAGTCGGTGCGCCCTTGGCACCTTTTTTTCTCATCTTCTCTTTCGAGCCAGCTTTGATTCTACGTTTCTTAGCTGCGATGTTTGCATAAAGACCTGGGCGCTTCGACATTACATCATGTCCTTTTTAGCCATGCCGCCGCCTCTACGCATAGTTCTATTAGCCATGCCGCCACCTCTTTTAGTGACACGTTTCTTTTTCATTCTTTTCTTTTTCTTCATGGCTTTCTTCTTAGCCATGCCGCCTTTTTTAAGCATGCTTACTGCTTTTTTCTTACCCATTGCCATAGTCTATTTCCTCCTTATGGTTTTTTTCTTTTTCTTTTTCTTTTTAATAACTCCTCTACCAATCAAAATATCTTTGAAAGTAGTTTTGCCGTCACCAGAAAGATCTGGAAAAGATTTTTTAGGTTTAGTTTTTTTCTTTGCCATTCCTGTATCTCCTATAGGATTGCCGTTTTAAAACAGTACCTCCGTAATAGTCTGAAGGCCAGTGCTGATAATAACCAGTCTTTCTTAAATTGTCACTAGCTTTTTCTAATTCATCAAACTTTTGTATTAAAACCATCATGAAAGTATTCTCTGCATCCCAGCCATCTTCTGGCTCTAAAAAGTCAACTGGCTCATCGTCCTCCTCATCTTCTGGGTGTGATGCCATTATGTAAATATCTTGTGGCACAAATACAACATTATAGGCGTGAATAATAACACTCAGGTCCTCTGGCTCGTATTGAATATCATCACATCCCACTATGACTATCTGTATATCTGGCTTCTTTGCTAGCTCTACGCCCTCCAATATTGTATCCAAAAACTTATCATGTTCATGGCATTCTAGTATTCTGTATGTTTTTTTGAGTCTGGCCATACGTGCGTACGGGCACACTGGCACGTCTCCTAAGTGTTTGTTCTTTGGTTCTAAGTATTTTTCAGACCAGGTAAGAATATCGTCAGTTATCGATGTCATTTAAATATTTTTTAAGCATATCTAATAGCCAGGGATTGTCTCTATATACTCCCATCATAAAATTAGATATTTGATTTACAGCCAGCTCCTCCGCGTCATCTTCTTTTAGTGGTCCGTTTGCTTGGTTGAGTCCGCTGATGTATACCACCGAATGTAAAATTTCATGCCATGTAGTATTGCATCTTTCCTGTGGAACTAGTGAGTCCTGTATGTAAATGACTCCTTCTCTTGCCCTGTACTCACCGTAGCTTTCCATCATGTCATCCATAATAAAATTAGGATTTACATATTTTATCTTAATTGTTCTATATCCTACCTTTACCTCTTCAGGTCTACCATTTGCAGGAACAATTGAAGCGTCTGATATTTTCTGTCTTACTTTCTTAGCCATTCCTATTTATACTATAAGTGGGGATTTGACCCTACCACTTTAAAAAAATTAAAACCATTTTGCGCGCGTACCCAAGTATTGAAAAACTGGGAAAAATTAAAAACTCTACCATGCTTTACCAAAAAACAAAACAAGAACGGTAGAGTGTTTGCATAATTAAACCAATAACTTAACTTAAAATTTACCATTACCACCATCATTTCTAGAATTTAAAAAAATTTGGCAAAGGGGGGTCAAATCTCTACTTATAGTGTGGTTGGTAAGTGTTGCAAAAATATCACACTTCTTCGAGTTCAATCTTTCTAGCCTCACAAAAGAAAGCCCATGTTGTAAGAGGTTTGCCGTCTTTTTCTGAATGCACCTCGTATAGCCCATCAACCAGCTCTGCTTTATTCCAGAAAACATAGTCCAGGCATGCGCCGCGCCCCTCGAACTGTTTAATGTTCCACTCACTATACTTCGGCTCCGTCGTCGCTTCGAACCACAGCAGCGCTGTTATTATCCATACCGTAGAATTCATTAAGTCTCCTAAGAAAATTATGCTTTGCGTCTCTAAATTCTTCTCCTTCTATCACGAATTTTTGATAATAACCATCTTTACTACACATCATGATAACGCCTTGCTCTATAGCCGTGCCATATACCGCGTCATGGGCCATGCCATATGCAGCCATCTGTAAGAAGTAGTCCCCGATCCACTCTCTTTGTTTCGGTTTATTCGTCTGTTTAAAATCTATGATACTAACTTTGTCCTTGTACTTAGCTACTAAATCCACGGACCCCGCATAAAGACCCGGGTAATACAGTGTCGCTTCAATCCCGTATATTTCTGAACAGTCATTCAATCCTCGTTCCACGATTATCTCAGCCATACGCGTGGCCTCTACTCCAAGAGGCGTCAGATCCAAGGACCTCTGCCCTCGCATCATGTCTTCCAAATATTTATGCATGGCTGTACCGCGCACTGCGGCGTCACGTGTAATCTTATCAGCCTGTCGTAATCCGACCTTCTTACGCCAACGATCTAGGCTCTCTTGTTTTTCTTTCGGCTGTGTCTTTCCAAGAACTGTGGTGACTGATGGCAATGGTCGTTCTTCTCCGTCCACCGTATAGTGGCGCAGTCCGTCAAGCTTCTCACGAGTAGATCTAGGATAGACATATTTTTCTATTAGTTTCAAACGTTTATGGCTTTGTGAAAAAAGATGATACCTTTTTCATAATCGATATCACATGGATTGTTACGTAAATCAAGAGGAGAGACGGCAGCCATTCTGACCCAGTTCGTGTGGCCATACTGACTCTTACAGATTTTATCCACGGTGTGCGTAGCTATTTCCAACTCTTCAAAATCGTCGGCTTCGTACGGCGCACCAGTGTCCTCTGGTATCCAATCTACTTCTAATTCAAAGTCTTCCATCATTCCTTCATAGCATACGGATCCGTTGATAGCATCCGTTGTTTCTTATCTGGTTGTTTTCCAAGAATAATCTCTTCCATATTCTTGTGTAAATAATTAGCCATGTGACCGGCTATATTATCTTGAGATAGTGTGTCTACGAGATCTTTCAAGGACTCGTTGTGTTGCAGGCATCTAGAAATTAATTTACCTGACGCTCTAAGTTCACGGTCCAGGTATGAGTCTGTTGGTTTCAGTTTAATCCAGAAAGCCATAGGCGTGACGCCTGTCTCACTTGCAATATAATCTAATGTTCCTGTAACTTTTCGTCCGTCTATTGGTAAAGCGAAAGTTGCACACATCATCCTGTTAGGGATTTCTTTTCTCATCTTTGTATTATCCTTAATTAAAGTCATTTCGATGTTCCTCGATAAACTGGTATAGATAACCATTCGTCTCTTTTATCTGTACCATTTCGTGCCACATTGTTTCAATGACACTATACATATTAAGCATAGTTACGATATTTACAATCATTAATCCTGTCGCAGCTAAAAAAACTGTCCAGGCCAGGACGTTGCTAGTGTACCCTTCGAGCTTGATCTTGAAGTCTTTCATACGCTTTTCTCTTCCTTATCTCAAAAAGTTTCTGTAAATGTTTGTTCCAAATCATTTTACACTCGTAATCTTTAGCAACTCTCATGACTTTCATCACATTGTCAATACGTTTGTTGATATGTTTCATGTAGTTTCTCCTGTTTTCATCCATTTTGGCTCTATACCGCCCTCCACGTTCTTTCTACATTGGTTTGCTGGCAGCATAACCCAACCTTGGCTTTCACATTGTGGGCAGTCAAACTCTTGCCTGCGCACAAATTCACTAATGACATTGATATATCCATTACCCTTACATCGAGGGCAAATGGCCTTAACTGCGTGTTCGCCCGTTAGATCTGCCATTTTTTCTCTTCAACTCCTTTTGTAGCATGTATTCTATCACTTTTTGTACACTTACAGGTACTTCAAACTTATTTTGTGCTAGACTCATGAGTTTGTCATGTGTACTCACAGATACAGATACTGACTTAAATTTACTTATATCTACCATTTTCTTTCCTTTGTTAACATATTATATGGGATTATATATAGCGAATATTATATTTGACAAGAGTTTATTATAATTTATTTTATAATTTTCATCTTTGCACTGGGGCAGTATACTAACTTATATTGCCCCAGTTTGTTCCACTCTCATAATCTACTTTGTTCGGCACCTGTAACTGAACCGCTTCTTCCATGATTCTAATAATTTTTTCTGCGTGAGCAGGGCTTGATACTGAGATATCAAGTTCGTCATGAATTTGTACATGTGGTATTATCCCTTCCTGGTATAAAGCTAGCATAGCTTTCTTTGTCATGTCAGCCGCTGAGCCTTGTATTAGTTTGTTTAATGCTTTGTATGTAAAAGCTCTTTTAATCATCCCCGGTCCATGCTCCCTGATCGCATCTGCGTACGACAGTGGTTTTTGTATCCCATAGCCATGAGGCACCCATAGATCAAAGTGACATATTCTACCACCAATCGTTCGTATCTTACCGCTGTCCTCTGCTCTGCGCATCACAGCCTCAGATAACATTTTTACAAACGGTGCTTTTTGGTGATAATTTTTTAATAGTTTTTCTGCTACTTCCTGCATCATACCTAGTTCAGCCATGAGTTTGTTCTTGCCCATGCCATACATGATACCTAGATTAATTGTCTTTGCCTGTTTACGTTCGATGCCGGCCATGTCAGCGATCATCTGGTGAAAGTCTGCGCTACCTTCTTTGTATGCATCAACTATGCCCTCTGTTCCCTCTAATCTAATTTTGGATGCGAAGTGCACCAGGATTCTAGGTTCTTGTTGACTGTAGTCAAAGCAGCCCCACTTGTGTCCCTCCTCTGGTATAAATATGGATCTAATCAACGGTCCAAGTTCCTTGTTACGTGCAGGCACTTGCTGTAAGTTTGGATTGTTGTAACTGAACCTACCTGTCACTGTGCCGCCTTGGTCGGATCGTATTTGGTTTATCTCTGCGTGTATCCTGCCTTTGTGGTTGTGTTTTAATATTGTATCAATAAATGTCGTGCTGGCTTTGTTAACCTCTCTGGCCTCTACAATCAGCTTTGGTAAATCAGCTGGGTGTGTTGCTAAAAAATTTTTCGTAAAGCTTGGCGCTCCTAATTCTGTCCTGTCGTATGGTATCTTTTCTTTTTCAAATGCTTTTGCAATCGATGCTGCAGCCCATATCTCGACGTCAAAGCCTGCAATCTTTTTTATTTTTTGTAGTAAACTTTTTTCTTTTTTTGATAAATTTTTCTTTATTTTTTGTGCTACATCTAGATCAACACGCACACCTTGAAATTTCATATCTACCAAACATGGAAATAAATTAGTTTCCATGTTGAAGACGTCCCAGAGATCTTGTTTCGTAATCTCGTGTTGTAGTGCATGCCATAACTTCAATGTAATCTCTGCATCCTTTTCAGCGTACTCACCAACAAATGGTGCAGGTAGTCTCCACATTTCTGCTTTTGCATTGACACCAAAATCTTGTGCAGCCTCTTTCAAAAGATTTTCGTTCTTACGCATACCAACATAATCTTTACCGACAGAGTCGAGAGTATAACTAAACCTCATCTCGTCAATCAGGCTGGCAGCTATCATTGTATCGATGATACCACCACGTATTTGAAATCCAAGGGACCTGATCCAGGACACATCATACATTGCATTATGAAATATTTTTGTAGCGTCAGTGTGTAAAACTTCTTCGAACCAGTCCAGGACTAATTCACGGTCCATGTTCCCACCGCCTTCGTGCGCGATCGGAAAGTAACCGGACCATCCTTCAACTGCAACAGCTATGCCGACTATCTCGCCGTCTCTTCTCACCGAACCAGAACCCATGGTGAGCAGGTTCGGATCTCTTGTCTCTAAATCTATGGCTATTTCTGTGTGACTAGATAAGTCAGGTAACCTGAGAGGGGGAACCCACTCAGTCTGTGGTGTAAACAAAGGTTGTTGTTTGCCAATCACTTATACTCTTCTTTCAACTTATTAATATACCATATGGCCTTGTCTAGGTCCTCTATAATCTTACCTTTGTGCTGATGTCTCCACAGATATTTCATGGCGTTGCCTTGTAAATAAAATTTAAAACTGTCACCTAGCGCAGACTTTATGGCATCTATGCATTCTATCTCACCCTGCTTGTAGTGCGGTGGGTGATTTACATTGTCAGACATATTCACATTCTCCTGTGTCTACATTTACATTTAAAATATTTACACCAAGATTTTTTTGCACTGGTGTAAGTGATCTATTTATTTTGTATCCGTCTCTCTTTCTTCTACACTCTGACTTCACGTCGATGAGTATAACCTCGTATTCTTTTATTGCAACCAAATCAACAGCACCTTGTTGAGACATATTTCTACAAACTAGGTACCCTTGGTCCCATAGCCACATGGCAGCTATATATTCTGCTTTGTCACCTTTTATGTGTTCATGAAATCTCATATGACATATGCTCTCTCGTAATTACGTGGCTCTAGTATGTGTAAAGATTTCTTTGCTCTAGTAACGGCTACGTAAAAAAGACGGTGTAATTCATCAGGATCACGATCATCGTTGTCAACAGCAGACTTAGTAATATCAGGTAATATGAGAACATTATCGGCTTCACCTCCTTTGGCAGCATGTATTGTTGATAAAATAATTCTTGGTGTCTGTGTAATCTTTTCTTTGTTAGCTAACATGTTTCGTATGTAGTTTTCTGTGTGTGCGTCTAAACCCTCAAACGCTTTGTACCAAACATCTTCAGTCTGTAATCCGTGGTTCTCGATGCATTCTTCAATGTAATAACCTTCTTCGTTATCGTCCATTGTTTTACCGGTGCGATAACCTTTGATTACGTTGTCACCTAAATAAGAATAAATATTTTTTATTGATGCCACTGGTAGTAATGTTTCGCTGTTTCTCCACTTCTCCCATGCTTGTATGGCAAGAAGTAAATCTAGTTTGATAGAGTTTTTGCTTTTGTGTGAGTAGTACCAACCACGTTGCACGCAAAAGTTTTTTATTTCATCTAAAAAATAATTTGCGCTAGAAAGCACGAGCCACTCTCCATGTGACATGTCCACCTGTGTGACGTCAGAGTATCTTGTAAGATCGCCCATCTCTTGTCTTGGCATATAATCTTTATCAAATCTGTTTGTAACTTTTCTAATTATATCTTGTGATAGTTCGTGTATTGGTCCACCAGGTATGCGATAAGACTGGTCTAACGTATCGACAAAATCAACTTCTTCTTTGAGGGCGATAAAGTGATCCACGTCTGCTCCGGCCCACTTAAATATGGCTTGGTCGTCATCACCTGCAATATATGTTTTTTTAGCTTTTCTCCAGAGAGTTCTGACCATTGTCCATTGTAAAGGACTAAGATCCTGGGCTTCGTCGATAAATAATACGTCAAATGATATATCAAAATTTTCCTTAACAAAGTTTTCCAACAAATCATCATAATCGTATAGTCCTTTTTCTTGTTTGTATCTTTTTAACTCTTGATCCAAAAGGTAAAGCAAATCTCTCTCTATGTCTACAAGGTGATTTTTATTATCGTATTCTTCTAATACATCTATCTGTTTTACTCTGGCTCTATTTATGACTCTAAGATATTCATTATCAGAACTAAATATTCCATCTTCATCACTATACCAAGCTGACTGTATAGGTATGCCACACTTCAAACCAAAGTCTCTGTAGTCAGAATGTTTCATCATTCTTTCTTTTTTCATGTTTAACATTTTAAAAGCAAACGAGTGTAACGTTCTAAAATTATGTATCTCTTTTGCCTCTATCATAAATTTTTCTTCTGCCCTGTGTGTTGCCTCCCAAGTAGCTTTCTTCGTAAAAGAAAAGTAACCCATGTTTTTTATGTCAATACCATCTCGTAAAAATTCTTCTACTAAATCTAGTAGTGTAGTTGTCTTGCCTGTACCTGGCGGTCCTAGTATTATTGTCTTCATTAAAAAGGTGACTCCTCGTAAGTTGGTTGACTAATCGTAGGTTTATTTTTTTTCATCGCTTTAATTTTAACCAAACGAGGTGTTTGATTTTTCAAAGTCATTCTAATCTCATCCACGAAAAAGTCCAATTGTTTCATGAGGTTACCTGTTTTTGTTTTATCAACCTCCCAGTTGTTTCTCTTACAAAAAGAATAAAAATCATCCATTCTGAAATATGTATGGCCTTCATCTGTCCATGACATTTTATTTAATATATCTTCTTTTGTTCTTGCTGCAGGCCTGTTGACAGTAAAATCATACAGTAAATTTATTATCTGGTTTGTAGGATTTAAAGATTCTAGTGGTTCTATTTCTTGTAAGTTTGACA